GGGAGATGTTCAGCAGCACACAGGGGGAGATGGGGAAGCGGAGGCGCAGGCGATTGACACGTTACTTAGGCCGTGAGGTGAGCCAACACTTCGGGGTACATGACGGGTCTCTCGCAACGCTCGAACGTGGCGTTATCGAGCGTGTTTTTGTGAGTAAGTACGACTCGGCGGACGGGAGCTGTGGCCGGCCCCTGGACGTCGAGTATGACTTGGTCCAACGCCAACTGATGCCGTTCTGGAAGCAGATGAAGAAACTAGCCTTTGGTCTCACGCCGATGACACACGATCAGTTCGTGGAGTCTCGCCGTCGGAAGAAGATGGTTTATGCAAATGCTCTGGAACGACTCAGGAGGCGTGGACTTAGGGAGTCAGATTACGGTGTGGCAACGTTTGTGAAGGCTGAAAAGCTGAACCTTACGAAGAAGCCGGACCCTGCCCCCCGGGTCATTCAACCACGTGCACCTACTTACAACATCTGCGTCGGTCGGTACTTTGCGCCTCTCGAGAAGGTGATCTACAAACTGGTGGCCGAGATCTTCGGCAATGTAACCATTTTTAAGGGTTTGAATGCCCTACAACGTGGTGCGCTCATGCACAAGAAATGGGCGCGTGTGCCCAACCGTGTCGGTATCAGCTTTGATGCTAATCGGTTCGACCAACACGTGAGTGTGTCTATGCTCAGATGGGAACATGCAGTTTATGATTTGTTCTACCGCTCGAGATCATTTCGGCGTCTTCTGCGCCGGCAACTTGAAACGAAGGGGGTGGGGCGGTGTTGGGACGGTATTTTCTATTACCTAGTCTACGGTCGAAGAAGTAGTGGTGATATGAATACTAGTCTCGGCAACTGTCTCATTATGTGCGCTATGGTGTATTCCTTCATGAATCCTGAAGTCGGTACCCCTCCCTGGGGTATGGACGAGTGGGAGCTGTGCAATGATGGGGATGATTGTATCCTCTTCTTGCCCGCTCGTTACGCTTCGGATTTCATGGCGCGCTTCCCCGGGTTCTGTAGGAGTTTGGGATTTCCGATAACACTCGAAGAGCCAGTGTCGGAACTCGAACATGTTGAATTTTGCCAAGCGCGCCCTGTCTTTGACGGGGAGCGCTGGTGCATGGTTCGCAATCCTAAAGTTTGCCTGGACAAAGATGATTGCTCTTTGAAACCCGTCCGGACTGAGGCGGAGTGGAATACTCTTAGAAACTCCGTAGGAGAGTGTGGACTGGCATTAGCCGGCCACATGCCTATTTTCTCTGAGTACTACGCTGCCTTGCGCCGGGGCGCGGGTTCGCGTGTCGACAAAGACAACGTTGAGACTGGCTTCAAAATGCTTGCCAGGGGGATGAACATGAAGGAGGTGCCAGTCAGTGATGATGCGAGGATCTCCTTCTTTCGTGCATTCGATATATCCCCAGACGAGCAGCTCGCGGTGGAGGCTTACTACCGCGGGTGCCGGCCTCAATGGCGCGAACCTTGGAAGGACGGGCACCGTACCCTAGGCGCATTGGGTGCGGTGATGGGGTCTTGCCCTTAGCTTCCCAAATAGGTTGCTCCCCGACAGCGTAAAATTCCTAGCCAAGAGCGATGTACATTCATCAGCAACCACAACTTTTAACTATTGCCAGCCAAGGTGGGCCACCCTACGGAGGGGTCGCACTACCACGAATATGCTGACTACAGGGTAGGCAATAGTGTTGTGTGGTCTGTACTAGCTCGGACGGTCAAACGACTACACGGGAAGGCGTAAGTGGGGCAAGATGTATAGTCTGGTTTTGCGTAAGCCGGATCCCATACATTACGCTTCGATGTCGATCATACCGGCATCATCCTACAACAACAATCGTCTCCGCAACTTTGTGGCCTCTGCTGCCTTGTACGCAGGTCACGAACTCACCAAAGCAGGTGTACAGTCTGCAGTCAACTGGCTGCAGTCGGGCGGTGGGGGTACTCCTCCTCGCTCTCTGCCTAGTGATGTACGTGAAGTTCTACTTGCGACGCAGGGCAAGATGCAGGCGCCAGCGGCCCAGAAATCTGGTGGGGGGCGCAGCCGTGCACGTGGACGTGGAAACCGTGGGCGAGCGTGGGGAAATGCGAATTCACCGCAGTACCCGCCCTTCTCCAACGAGATCAACATCCGTCTCCACGGCTGCAACTCAATCACCAACACCGCCGCCAGCACCTACGCCTGGCACTTTTACCTGTGCAACCATAGTACCGCAGGTATTGGGCTGGAGGACTATGTTGACCGTCTTGGTTCTCTTTGGAATATTTTCCAATTTTTCCGGATTGCCCGGATCCGTCTGACGTTCGTGCCGTACGTCGGGCAGGATCAGGGTGGTTTCCTCGGACTTGGCTACGACTGTGATACGACCAGTACCACACCGACGGGCCTGGCGAATATTTCCACCACGACGAAGAACTTGGTCCTGGACCTGAAGAAACAGGGTGCTTTCACCCTCCAGGGCAGCGAACTCATTCCATCTGACTACGGTGGCGGGGTAGAGCGTTGGTTGTACACAACGCCGACCGCTTCACCGAGTCCGCAGACCTCCGCAGGTTCGATTGTGTTGTTTTCTACCAATAGTCTGTCTTCGGGCTCGACTATTGGGATCCTGGATGTCGATCTCGACATTCAGTTCCGCGGCTTTGTTGCCACGTAGGTGTTTCTCCTGCGTGTCGCCACACTTGGTCGCGAAGAGCAGTCCCGCTCCTTTCCCTTCGGGGTTAGTTGTAGCCGTTGGCTGCTAGCCTGCCAGCTGAAAATGGCCGTCAAGGAAGGACGTTAACCCTGGCCGCTTGAAATCTCCTAGCCAGAGTGGGCAAGCGGACACCAAGCTGAA